CATGTGGGATGGCTGGTTCAGACTTCAGGATATGGTTGAGGGTTACCTGGTGATGAAGTCTCTTGATCAGGAGATCTGATCAAGAGACAGCCGCACAGGGGGATTCACCATGCCAGTTTCTTTTAACAAACTCCCCGCAAAACAGACAACTGTCAACCGTCTGAATTGTGAGACATTTAAAAAAAGGCCCGCAAAAGCGAGCCAGGGAAAATAAGTGTGGCGCGTTGTACTGGATTCGAACCAGTGACCGATTGCTTAGAAGGCAATTGCTCTGTCCGGCTGAGCTAACAACGCAGGATACAGATAATGGACCGCCTTCGGGGACCCGAACTCCGCGCAACCAGCTTCGAAGGCTGGCGCTCTTTCCTGATGAGATAATGGCGGTATGTGATGGTGGCCCTTGCTGGATTTGAACCAGCGACCTGGCGATTATGAGTCGCTCGCTCTCACCACTGAGCTAAAGGGCCGCGCGCAGAATAATAACGTTACGGAATTAATACTGCAATCTCATCCGTTTCAAACGATTAAATCCTGAACTTCCCTGACTGTCTGCTCAAAACGTCCGGTCTCCAGCTCAACACCAATCGCACGACGCCCCAGTGCCATCGCCGCTTTTACCGTTGAACCCGACCCCATGAAAAAATCCGCAACCAGATCACCAGGACGACTACTTGCGCTGATTATCTGCTGCAGCATTTCTGCCGGTTTTTCGCACGGATGTTTCCCTGGATAGTACTGCACCGGTTTATACGTCCACACATCGGTGTACGGCACCTGCACCGTCACACCGAAATACCGCCGCAAATTTTTATATTCACTCAGCAGTTCCATATACTGCCGGTTCAGCTCACTGTATGTGCTGACCAGCTGGTGGTGTGGCTTTTCCAGTTCCCCGCGCTGATGTTTCTCTTCTGCCACCCGGGCAAACAACGCCTGCAATTTGTTGTAATCACCCTCGTTCGGTAACTGCCACTGACTGGTACCAAACCAGTGCGAAGCCATGTTTTTCTTTCCGGTGGCTTCCGCTATCTGTTTTGACGTTATTCCCAGTGATTTACGCGCATCACGAAAGTAAGAAATCAGCGGGGCCATGACGTGCTGTTTTAGCTCGCGCCCCTGTGCCACATAGCCATCATCTTTCGGGCGATACGGTCCCTGATAATGTTCTGCAAACAGAATGCGCTCTGTTGCCGGAAAATACGCCCGCAGACTTTCCTTATTGCACCCGTTCCAGCGTCCGGACGGCTTCGCCCAGATAATGTGGTTCAGCACATTAAAGCGCTCACGCATCATGATTTCGGTGTCAGATGCCAGGCGATGACCACAGAACAGGTAAAAACTTCCGGCAGGCTTCAGTACCCGCCAGAACTGCGCCAGACACTGGTCCAGCCATTTCAGGTAATCATCGTCGCCCTCCCACTGGTTATCCCAGCCCTCGGGCTTCACTTTAAAGTATGGCGGGTCTGTGACTATCAGATCGACAGAGTTTTCCGGTAAGGTCTGGATAAATTCCAGGCAATCAGCGTTGATTAACTCACAACTGGATATTTTTACAGTATTAATCATAGATCAATAAGCACTTCTCTGATAGGCTCATACCGCTTTTGCGCAAAGCAGATGGGCCTGAGGTTTGCTTGTGACCCCAACGCATGAGCAGATGGCTGGCAGGTGCCGCTAACACCCACCAGCCGCCCATTACCACAAATTAAAAAACCTTCACTGAGGAAGGCGTCTGTAACAACCGAACTGATAATCTGCCAGACCCGCCATAACAAGCTGAGTCAGTATTAACTGGCAGCGTTCGCGTGAAAGGTAAGTATTCTGCGCAATTTCCCCGACGGTCGCCGGTTCGGTGACGCTTAATTCATTAAACACCACTCTGGCGGTTTCGGTCATATCCTGCTGTTTTAGCATGCCTTTTTCCCTTTTCCGGTTAACGTGACATACCAATACCTCTTGTCGAAAAAGCCAGCAAGCTGAAAGACCGGCATTCGCAACCACCAGCGCATTTAACGTCCTGTACCGCTTTTCGGGCACAAAAAAACCCGCATAAAGCGGGTTCTTTCAGGTGTCCATGTCTGCTATTCGCCTCGCGGTATAGCTTTGCGAAGCGTAGCTGGATTGAAACAGTTTATGCGTAAAAAATCAAGACATTTTTTGAGCAAACGATTCTCGCATAGGGATGTATAGCGCATATTCAGCAACAGCCAACCAATTAGCAATTCGCTTTTCGCATGTACTAAAACACCATTCCGGGTGCACCTCATTCAACAATTCAGCCATTTTGCGTTTACTCATCCCCCGCCCTTCGTATCTTTGCCGCAGGATATCAATCAATCCAGGATAACGTGCAAGCGCTTTACTTATCACCCCATCAATGCGTAACGCCTCTGCATCAGTACAGTGAGACAACCAGCTCTTCTGTCTGCCAGCGATCATCTCTCGCAAGAATGCTTCCAGCTCTGGTTTATCAATCCCTGACTCCCTGATTCTACGCAGGGCTTCATTGATCGCGGTTTTTGTCAGTTTTTTGGATGTCAGCAACTGATTGAACATATTTCCTGGTTTGCCACCACCTATGTACGACCAACGCCCCCACATCCGTAATTTCCCCTGGATCCAGACGGCTTCCAGCGTTTTTAGACGTAAATGCTCGCCGCTTTTGCCTGTAATTTCCGGGTATATCATATTTACGATCACTCACTCTCAATTTTGTAAATCTTCACGCCCAGCCGCCCCCCAGGAACGAGCTGACCGCGCACAATATTAATTTCATCAAACTGCTCGTCGTCTATGAGAAGTCCGGCATGCGTCAGCGCATCCAGTGGTGCTTTCAGGATATTGTCCAGGTCACGACGACGCTTATCCGGTGGCTCTGCAATAATCTTTATCGCCAGCCGTCCGGACAGGTTTAATTTCAGCCGCTGCTCGCGAACAATTAGCGCCACATCCCGGCGATAACGCTCACCGGCTTTTGATACAAAATATGTGTTGTCACGACGTCGCCAGTAGGTGTTCACCGTTGGCGGGTAAGGCAAAACAAACTCTATACGCATCAGTAACCTCTTTTACCCAAGCACGCCGGTTGCAAAGGCGTGATCAAGAAAATGAAAAATTAAATCAACCTGGGAACCATGCTTTTCTTCGAATGCCAGCGGATCCGCATGAAGCTCGTTGTGATGTTCCCGACACAGCGGTAGTGTGAAAATATCGTGGGATTTTGTTCCCATTCCACCCTGACCGTGGCCTATCAGGTGGTGGGCATCATCAGCAGGCTTTCCGCAACATGCGCACGGCTGCGTCTTAACCCAGCGCGTGTACTTTTCATTAACCCAGCGGCGACGTTTTGGGCGTAACATAAAAGACTCCGGCGACTCCGGATCCACTTTCAGCGCCAGCACCTTTTTCGCCTTATCCTGGATGATGCTGGTGGCAGTAACCGAAGGCACAAGGTCACTTTCCCGGGTAACAGACGGCACAACAGGCTTCGGTAATCTCAGTGCCTTACGGGCTGCACTTTCCGATAAGGCATCCGCCAGATCATTACGAATCAGCCACCAGCACAGTTCCGGCATTGTCACAACGTGACTGTCGTCAAAACCGAGCTCCCGACGCACAACAGACAACACCCAGCGGGCACAGTTATCCGTTGCCATTGATTCCAGCCGTTCCGTGAACTGATCGCGCAGCTGGTTATCGCAGTGCCAGCACAGACGGATTGCGCCCGGAGCGTGTCGCATTGTGGTCATGTTCTCGCTGTGCCAGTTGGAATGAGGCCACTGACAGCCCTTTTCACGAAGTAACCAGCTTTCAAGACATTCCACGCCACCAGCACGACGGATCACTGCCTCATTGCGGAACACGGCCCGAACGGCAGGATCATCCGCCAGCGGTTGTGATGCCGCCGGAACGGCACCACTGGCAAAAGATGAATAACGTTCCGGCTCAGGCTCCAGCAGGACACGCCCCTGCATAAACCTGTCTCTTGATCAGATCTCCTGATCAAGAGACTTCATCACCAGGTAACCCTCAACCATATCCTGAAGTCTGAACCAGCCATCCCACATGACT